CCCAGCTTGTTGATGCGCCGGTCGATAGCGCGGCGTGGGCGAATTACCGGCAGGCGCTGCGGGATATCACAGCGCAGACGGGCTTTCCTTGGTCGGTCGAGTGGCCTGACGAGCCGGGGTGAGAGTGGTGAGGGAACTTTGTTGACAACCCTCACCGCTCTCCATATAGTGGGCTCCTAGCCAAGGAGCATCCATGAGCGACAAAATTAACCGCGTCCAGCTTCTCAACGACGCGAAGCTGCATCTTACGCCGTGGACCACGGAGGACGGGCGCCTGTTCCTCGACTACACGGAGGCCGGCGTCCGCCGCACCATGTCTATTGCGCCGACCGGCTACTGTGATTTTCGGGGCTGGTTTAGCGCGTACTGCGTTGATACGGCGGGGCTCTTGCCGAACGGCGATCTCTCTACTGCCGCCCAGACGTACTTCTCGCATTGGGTACGCTCGACGGGCCAGAAGGTCAAGGACTACATTCGGGTCGGTGGCAAGCTGGGCGATCTGTATTTGGACATCGGCAACGACGCCAATGACGCTTGGCACATCAGCGCGAACGGTATTGCCAAGGTTCCGGGCGGCCCCTCCCACATCCGCATGCTTCGCGGTGCTGGCATGTTGCCGCTGGTCGACCCTGATTTGTCGGTTCCTGCCTCCGAGTTCCCTGCCCTGTTGAAGCAGTTCGTGGCTGCCGACGACGACACCCTTATGCTGCTTGTGGCGTGGCTGCTGGGCTGCCTGCGTCCCGAAGGCCCCTACCCCGTCCTTACCATTTCGGGTGAGCAGGGTTCCGGCAAGTCTACTATCTTGCGTCTGATGCGCCGCATCATTGACCCGCATGCCCTTGATATGCGGACGCCGCCCGAGGACCAGCGTGACCTGCAAGCCATGGTCCGCAACTCGTTTGTTCTCGCCTACGACAACGTCTCCCACATCACCAACAAGATGTCGGATGCACTGTGCGTTATCAGCACGGGCACTGGGGCGCAAGGTGGCCGGGCACTCTATACCAACGCTGAAGAGTCGGCGGTTCGCGTCTGCCGTCCCGTGGCCATGAACGGCATCCCGGACGTTGTTGAGCGGGGCGACCTCGTTGACCGCTCCATTCATGTTCACCTGCCTCGCATTGACCCTAAGCATCGGCGCGACGACAGTGAGTTCTGGGATGCCTTCCATGCCAACCATGCCAAGTTGTTGGGCTCTCTTATGAATGCTGCATTGATTGCTACGCAGAACTATGGTAATGTAGTGCTTGCCGAAAAGCCGCGCATGTCTGCTTTTGCTGTGTGGGTCGTCGCTGCCGAAGAAGCCTTCGGGTGGCCAAAGGGGCGGCTCATGGAAGTGTACAAGCGTAACCGTTCGGCAGCCGAGAGCCAGATGCTGGAGTTCCACGGCCTGGCCTCTGCGATGCTGCGTATGATGGAAAACCAGAAGGAGTTCTCTGGAACCTATTCGGATCTGATCGGACAACTGGAAATGAACATTGGTCCCCGCGAGAAGCTGCCGCAAACTTCCCATAGTTTTGCTGCGGAACTTCGCCGTATCAGGCCTGCTCTTGAACGCTGCGGTCTCCGTTTCTATAGTGCCGGGCGTTCTGGCAGTTCTAATCAAAAGGGCCGGTCTCGCATTTCCATCGTTCGCATTGACGATGAGGACACACCACCTGCATGAATGAAGACGAACCCTACGTCCCCAAAATTTCAACCAAGCCTAAGCCTGATCACCTGAAGCGGAAGGAGAAGGCGGATCGTGAGCGCAAACCCAACCGCCCCTCCCAAGGCATGCGCCAGCGCAAGTACCGCCGCGAACTGCGTGAACTCAACATTCACCAGCCCAAGCGCGTCGTCACCAAGCAGCATGTCGACGCGATCCGCTCCATCAAAGAACAACTCCGTGAGACGTGGCACGCGCATTGGGACAAGGTCGAACGCTTTAAGAACCTGACGCCTAAGCAAGTTGAGTTCGCCCGCCAGTACGCCATCAACGGTCGGACCAACAAGTGCGGCGCAGCCCGTCTCGCCGGATACGACAGTGGCAACTACAACATACTGCTTCGTATCGCCAACAAGAACCTAGCCATCCCGCACTTCCACGATCTAGTAACCGCATTCGAAATCGAGGAGAAAGCCCGCATGAAAATCAATGTCGAAGACGTCGTCAAATGGTTCAACGACATCGCCACGGCGGCCATGCAAACCGGTGACTTCACCAATGCCAACCGTGCCATGGAAAATCTTGCCAAATATCTTCAGATGTTCACGGAACGCAAGGAAGTTACGCATCGCGTTGTCCATTCCAAGGAGGAGTTGGATACACGTATTGCCGAACTCTCGCGCGTCCTCAAGGAAGTTGAGCCTGACATTGAAGCGCGTATCCGCATCAACTGAGTCTGAGACTGTTATCTCTCAGGCTGAAGCCAAAGCACAAGGGTTGTCTAGGTTTTATACAGGCACCCCTTGTGTTCGGGGACACTTGGCTCCGCGCTTTGTATCTAGCAAGGCCTGCGTTATTTGTGCGCGCGAAAATCAAATCAAATGGGACCGCGAGAATCCTGACAAGCTACGACAATATTCAGCGAAATACGATAGCCAGAATCGCGAAGCTAGGCGCGCTGCCGCCCATGAATATCGGAAAACCAGCCCTGAATCCGCAAATGGCGCGACTCGGCGGTACCGCAAGCGCAATCCTGGTCTAGTGAATGCTCACTGCTCTGCCCGCAGGGCGGCTCAACTTCAGGCGTCGCCAACTTGGGCAGACCGGCAAAAGTTAAAAGATGTTTACGTGAAAGCTAAGAAAGTATCGGCAGAGACGGGCATACCACATCAGGTAGATCACATAGTCCCCCTCAAACATGATCTTGTATGTGGGTTGCATGTTCCCTGCAATTTACAAATAATTCCTGCCGCTGACAATCAACGCAAAAAGAATACCTATGTCGTCGACTGACAAGAGCGACGCTCTCCTTCAACTCAAGGCAGAGCTAGCAGACGCCCTTCATCAGAAGGCTATCATCGAAGCGCGTGACGACTTCTACGTCTTCGTCAAGCTGCTAGCTAACCTTATGCTCGACGGCAATGACTACCGCGATGGTCGTCACATCCAAGCCATCGCCGCCACCCTCGCAGACGTTGAGGAAGGTTCTATCCCTCGCCTCATGCTGGCGTTGCCGCCGGGCTCCATGAAGTCCGTCCTCCTCATGTTGTTCGCCGCGTGGTCCTTCGGGCGCAACCCGACTTGGCGCGTCATGTGGATTTCGCATACCACCGACAAGGCCGTCGAGTGTTCGGGCCGCATCCGCGATCTCGTCCGCTCCACCGAATACCTCGAAATCTTCCCCGGTGTCCAGATCCGCGATGACATGTCGGGCGTCACCGGTTGGAAGCTGACGGCTGGCGGCTCCTTCCTCCCGGCAGGCGCAGGCAAGTCCATCGCAGGCTACCGTTTCAATCTGGGCATCCTCGATGACCCCCTCTCGGAACAGACCGCCAAGTCCGACGCCGAGCGCGAACGGGTCAACAACTGGTATGGCCCTGGCTTCCGTTCCCGTAAACTGCCCGATTCCCGGATCATCCTCGTCAACACCCGCTGGCATGTCAAGGACCTTTCAGGCTTCCTCCTAGACAAGGCTGCCCGTAATGGCAAGGTCGATCAGTGGGAAGTCATTTCCATTCCGGCCATCCTCGACCAGCCATCCGCCGACTACCTTATGCTAGAAGAGGGCACATCCTACTGGCCCGAGTTCATCACCATGGAAGACCTGACGGCTACCCGTGAGAGTCTGGCCCGCTCCGATTGGGGCGCCCTTTACATGCAGACTCCGGTCGGTGACGATGGCAACGTCTTCACAAAGGACGATTTCCAAGACTGGGACGAAGACGATCCGCCCGAGTGCGATGAAATCATCCAGACTCTCGACACCGCCTTCTCCACCAAGGCCACAGCCGACTACTCCGTCATCCAGACTTGGGGTATCTTCCACCTGACCTACACGGATGAGAAGGGCTTCGAGTACCAAGAGCCCAATGCCATTCTCCTCAACCAAGTGAGGGGCCGATGGACATTCCCTCAACTCCGTAACATTGCCAAAGAGCAATATGAGACATTTAGGCCGGACAAAATGGTAATTGAGAACAAGGCTTCCGGCCAATCTCTCATTCAGGACCTCAAGCTTAACAAGTTGCCGGTATTGCCTTTCCAGCCTGACCGTGATAAGCTAGCCCGCGCTCATGCTGTAACTGGCATTATCGAGCGGCAGCGCGTGTGGATACCTCTCAAGAAGAAGTATGCCGCCGAATTGCTGCAAGAAGCTTTGGAGTTCCCGAAGGGCGCCCATGACGACTCTGTCGACGCAATGGTCATGGCCCTTCTTTACTTGCGTCGCCGCTATGAACTGACACAAGAAACTGTCAGCCGCCCCGAGCAATTCTCTAAGCGGCGTCCCTTCCGTAGCTATTGGAGCCAAGTGAGCCATGTCCGATAATCCGATCCTT